GCAACTGCATGGCTGACGATGATGCCGCAGACCGTCAAGGCTGTGTAGATCGTAACACTCAGCACCTTGAGTTGATGGTAGCTAAAGAGGATTGGGGCAGCGAGTCAATGACTGCAACTAACGCAGCTATTACAGCAGGCAACGGCTACACCGCAAGCTAATGGTTCTGGCCTTTATGTTGGTAGTTACTGTAAACGGTGACATAGACCCGAAGGCCACATCCTATTGGTTTAGTTTGACTAGATGTAGGCATTTTGCAGAAGAGTTAACTGTTCAAGGAACACATCAGAAATACCATACGCCCGTAATGGCTTATTGTGTTCCTAAGTATGTTAACCCTAAAAAAGTTCCAGTACACGATTAAAGGCTTCACAATGGCAACGGTAAAAGAAGCATTACTAAAACTTGAAGCTCATGAAAGAGAATGCACAGTAAGGTATGCAAATATAGAAAAACGATTAGATGCGGGTAGCGACAGGTTTAAAAGGTCTGAGCTTATGCTATGGGGCATCTACCCTTTAATCATTGGGTTGTTTATTGTAGAGAGGTTATAGATGGCTATCCTATCCAGTCTTATCGGCCCAGTTACAGGGCTTTTAGATAAGTTTATTGAAGATAAAGATCAGAAGAATGCTCTAGCGCACGAGATTTCTACAATGGCAGATAAAGCCGCTAGTGAAAATGCCTTGGCTCAATTAGAGATTGCTAAGATCGAAGCCGCAAATCCATCCCTGTTCGTTTCGGGATGGCGACCCGCAGTTGGGTGGTGCTGTTGTCTGGCGTTACTTTACAATACGATACTATCTCCTGTATTAAGCATCTGGCTATCTGTTCCAGAAGTTGACAGTTCGTTACTAACGCCAGTCCTAATGGGGATGTTGGGTATGGGGGCCATGAGAAGTTTTGAGAAGTCTAAAGGCGTTCAGAGGGAAAAGTAATGTTAGCCGAGATAGCAGCGGCTAATGCTGCGTTTAACATTATAAAAAGCGCATTATCAAACGGCAAAGAACTATACGATGTGTCTGCTCAAGCCACGCAGTATTTTGACAACAAGTCAGTTATTGTTAAGAAAGCTCAGAAGGGTGGGGGTAAAGAAGAACTCCAGTGCTTTATGGAACTTGAAAAGATCAAAGAGCAGGAGGAATGGCTCAAAGAGTATATGATCTATGCAGGACGAGCAGACATGTACAAAGACTGGCTACAATTTCAGTCTGAGTGCAAGCGAGCTAGGGATAAAGAAGAGCGCGTTCGCAAGCACAAGAGAGCATCTAACATAGCACTTTTTTGGACTGTATTGCTCTGGGGTACAGGAGGACTGGTTATACTGCCTTTTGGCTTATATCTAGCGTTAAAATTATTTGGGGTCTTATGAAGTACTTTAAAATAGAAGAGTTTAATTGCCAAGAAACTGGCGAAAACGCTATGGATACTGGGTTCCTTAAAGTATTAGAGCATTTACGTGAGGTATGTGACTTCCCATTTACGGTCACTAGCGGCTACAGAAGTAAAGACCATAGCATAGAAAAAGCTAAACAAAATCCGGGTACCCATGCACAGGGGATTGCCGCTGACATAAAAGTCTCTGGAGGCGCACAACGCATGGCTATAGTTAAACACGCTTCAGCCTTGGGGATGTCCGTAGGGGTTGCAAAAACCTTCGTACACGTTGACACTCGTAAGACTCCAGCTATGTGCTGGTGCTACTAGGAAATAATCATGCCCCTTAAAAAATTAAAGCTAAAAGCAGGCGTTAACCGAGAGAACACTAGGTATACAAGTGAAGGCGGGTGGTACGAGTGTGACAAGGTACGGTTTCGCCAAGGTACGCCGGAAAAGATTGGTGGGTGGCAGCGTATCTCTGATAATACATTCTTAGGGGTATGTCGATCTATTTGGAACTGGGTAACTCTAAGCAGTCAGAACCTAGTAGGACTAGGCACAAACCTCAAGTTTTATCTTGAGAACGGTGGTGGTTACTACGACATAACACCTTTACGCAAGCCAGCAGCTACGCTTGGCAGTAACCCGTTTGTTACTACTAGTGGTTCAGCTAATGTCGTTGTCACTGATACTACTGGAGGATATACAGTAGGTGACTTTGTTACTTTTAGCGGCGGTTCTGATGTAGGTGGGTTAGATTTAAATGCTGAGTTTCAGATTATAGACTTTGCTAGTGCAACATCTTATACCATCGTTGCGGGTTCAACTGCTTCAAGCGGGGCTACAGGTGGTGGTAGCTCAGTCACTGCGGCATATCAGATAAATGTTGGCCCTGCGTTCGCTATTCCTTTAACAGGCTGGGGTGCATCTTCTTGGAGTTTTGGAGCTTGGGGCATAGGCGCTGAGTCAGTAGAAGAAGTACGTCAGTGGAGTCAAGCTAACTTTGGTGAAGACCTTGTATTTGGCCCTCGTGGAGGCAAGTTATTTTACTGGGATGCGTCCGTAACCAACAGCCTATTTGTACGTGGTGTAGCTCTGTCTTCTGTATCAGGAGCATCTAACGTACCTACTATCCAAAACTTAACACTAGTATCGGACATAAGTCGTTTTGTTTTCTGCTTTGGCTGTAACGAGTTAGGGTCATCTACTTTAAACACCATGCTTATACGATGGTCAGACCAAGAAGACGCTACAAACTGGACACCCTCTGCTACTAACCAAGCAGGTGATTTAATACTGTCCAACGGCACTAACATCATTGCTGCTAAACAGTCGCGCCAAGAAGTACTAGTATGGACGGACTCTGCTCTGTACGCATTACAGTATGTAGGTGCTCCTGCCGTGTGGACTGCACAGTTAGTAGGTGAGAACATATCTATAGCCTCTCAGAACGCTGTAGCTTATGCAAACGGTGTAGCTTACTGGATGGGTAAAGACAAATTCTACATGTACGATGGACGTACTAAACCCCTACGATGTGACCTGCGTAAGTTCATATTTAACGATTTTAACACTACTCAGTACCCGCAGGTATTTGCTGGCACAATAGAGTCATACCATGAAGTATGGTGGTTTTATTGCTCTGGTAGTTCTACAGTAGCAAACAAGTATGTGGTGTATAACTACTTAGAAGATGTTTGGTACTACGGTACTCTGTCTCGTTCTGCTTGGTTAGACTCAGGGCTTAGAAACAACCCCCTAGCAGCTACTTACAACTTTAATCTAGTTGACCACGAAGAAGGCGTTGACGACAATGAGACAGGCACTACAGCGCCCATAGCTGCCTTTATAGAGTCTGCTCAGTTTGACCTTGATGATGGACATCAGTTTATGTTTGTTTGGCGGGTATTGCCTGATATTAGCTTTGACGGGTCTACGGTAAACTCTCCTAGTGCCACAATGTCTTTACTACCACTGGCTAACTCTGGTTCTGGGTACAATAATCCGCTATCTGAGGGTGGAGCAAACTCTGCGGCTGTTACTAGAACAGCTACAGCGCCCGTAGAGCAATTTACAGGAGAGGTGTATACTCGCGTACGAGGCCGTCAAATGGCTATGAAAATAGAGTCTAGCGCCGCAGGAGTTACTTGGCAATTAGGCTCTCCCCGAATTGATATGCGACCTGATGGTAGACGATAATGGCTATAGACCAGACTAGTTATAACGTACCGTTCCGTGCTCCAGCACTGCCGTACCCTCCAAAAGAGTACAACGCACAAGATTTTGAAGAGTTTAACAAGGTACTACGTATCTACTTTAATCAGTTAGACAACGCGCTTCGTAACGCTACATACAATCAACAGGCGGAAGCCGCTACTTGGTTTATAAGCTAATGGCTAATACTTATAAGAATGCAAAACTCGACTTAACTACTACTAGCGTGACTACGTTGTACACAGCAGCTAGCCTAACTACAGGTATTTTTAAGTCTATATTAGTTTCCGAAGACTCTGGTAACGCAGACACTATCACTATAACAATAACTAACGGCAGTGATGTGTTCAGCCTGTTCAAAACAAAAGCTATTGGCGCTAATGCTACAGTAGAGTTATTAGACGCTCCGCTAGTAATAGAAACTTCTGAGGTAGTAAAAGTTACTGCCGCCACTGCCAATAGACTGCATGTAGTAGCTAGCATATTGGAGATTACCTAGTTATGCCGTGGATTAATTTAGGGATGTTTGGTGGGAACATGTGGCTGGGCGAAGATGGTTCTCTTAGTTCAGGGCCACCTACGTCTACGCCTACTACTACAAATCAAGCTAAAGCACAGGCCGATGCACAAGCTAAAGCTGCTGCTGACAAAGCTGCACAAGCTAAAGCACAAGCCGCTGCACAAGCTAAAGCACAGGCCGATGCACAAATCGAAGCTATGGCTGCTTACCTAGCGCAAATACAAGAACAGGTCGCTGCACAAGCTAAAGCACAGGCCGATGCACAAGCTAAAGCAAAAGCTGCTGCACAAGCTAAAGCAAAAGCTGCTGCACAAGCTAAAGCACAGGCCGCTGCAAAAGCTAAAGCCGCTGCCGATAAAGCACAAGTCGCTGCAAAAGCTAAAGCTGCGGCTGACAAAGCTGCGGCTAACAAAGCTGCTACAGACAAAGCTGCTGCTGCAAAAGCCGCTGCCGATAAAGCCCAAGCCGATGCACAAGCCGAAGCTATGGCTGCTTACCTAGCGCAAATACAAGCACAGGCCGCTGCACAAGCACAAGCTAAAGCCCAAGCCGATGCACAAGCACAAGCACAAGCCGCTGCACAAGCACAAGCCGATGCACAAGCTAAAGCACAAGCCGATGCACAAGCTAAAGCTGCTGCACAAGCACAAGCTAAAGCACAAGCCGCTGCACAAGCACAAGCACAAGCACAAGCCGCTGCACAAGCACAAGCTAAAGCACAAGCTGATGCACAAGCTCAAGCCCAAGCCCAAGCCCAAGCCCAAGCCCAAGCCGCTGCACAAGCCGCTGCACAAGCACAAGCTCAAGCCGCTGCACAAGCTCAAGTAAAAGTAGAAGCCGTTGATAATTCATGGAAAACTGAAACTGATGCAAAAGCCTATCGGGTAGGAAAATATAAAGCTAGTAACTGGATACCTAATACCCGTGATGCTTACATTGCCAGTGGCATGTCTAGGGAAGAAGCTCAAGCAAGGGCGGAAGCAGAGTACACAAGTAAGGCAGGCGCTTATAGCCCACAAGATTTAGCAAACCCTAACCACTACACAGATATGGGGTTTGCATCTGAGCCAGATACGGGAGGCCGAAGCTTCGATGAACAATACGAGAGAAATAAAGAAAGTACAGGCGTAGACCAAGATGCTGTCTGGCTAGAAAACTATTTAGTAGATCGTGAAGTAAATGCTTTTATGCTTCAAACCCCAGAATCTCCGTACAGGTCAACATTTAACCGTCCATCAGATCAAAAACTAAAAGATGCTTTTGACGTTAAAATGGAGCAGATAGTAAACAATCCAGAAGAATTTCCAAACCTTAAAAACATCAACACTTACGCTGCGGAGGTATATGTAAAAGATGAAGATTTGTTTAAGGTTAGTACCCTTGGTACACAAACTGACGAAAGCGATGTTGGCTTTTGGGATATGGTTTTATCTAATAGAAGCTCCGCCCGTCAAGCTTTCTTAAATCAGTTCAATGGGCTATCGGACTTAGAACTAAACAAAGGGCCGGGGACTAGGGCGACTGCTAGGAAAAAAGCCAATCTTGCTCGAAGGTTAAAAAAACTAGAAGCTCACGATAAACAACTAGAAAAAGATGAAGCTGCCGAGGCCGATAAAGCTATAGCTGATGGTAAAAAAGCAGCCGACAAAGCCGCTGCCGATAAAGCACAAGCCGACAAAGCTGCTGCCGATAAAGCTGCCAAGGATAAGAAAGAAGCAGAAGCGGCAGCTAAAAAAGCAAAAGATGCTAAAGCCGCTGCTGATAAAATAGCTGCTGATAAAAAAGCAAGTGATGAAGCCAAAGCCGCTGCTAAACAAGAAGCCGAAGCAGCTCAAATAGAAGCAGAAAAAATAGCAGAAGAACAAAGAGTAGCAGAAGCACAAAGAGTAGCAGAAGCAAAAAGAATAGAAGCAGAAAAAATAGCAGAAGCAGAAAAACAACGAATAGAAGCAGAGGAACTAGCAGCAGCACAGGCTCAAGCAGATGCAGATGCAGCAGCTAAAAAAGCAGCCGAGGATAAGAAAGCCGCAGAAGACAAAAAACTAGAAGATGAACGAATAGCTAAAGAAAAAGAAGATGCGGAACTAGCAGAAGCGATTGCAGAAGCAGAAGAAAAAGCAAAGATTGATACGGAGATTACAGATGAAGACGGTAATCCTGTTGGGGTGTCTGAACCTGATCCTGTAGAAACGCCTTCTGAAGAGATAGTCCCCGAATATGATAAAGAACCTATAGAGAATAATTTTGAAATTGTCCCTAAAATAGACCCCCCTGTAATACCTCCTGTAGAGGAAGAAACCCCCACTAAAGATGATAGCTCATCCGAAGATGAAGGCGGCGGTGCTCCTGATGGCGGTGGGGAAAGCAGTGGAGAAGTAGGGGCTGGAGACTCAGGTGACGCTCCCCCACCTACTGAAACTCCTCCTGTAGAAACTGACCCTGCCGAAGCTGAAGCCGCCGCTGCCGAAGCTGAAGCCGCCGCTGCCGAAGCCGAAGCTAAAGCCGCTGCCGAAGATAAAGCCGCTGCCGAAGATAAAGCTGATGCAGAAGCTAAAGCAAAAGCCGATGCAGAACTGGCCGCAGCCGAAGCAGAAGCAGACAAAGATGCGGGCGATGATGGTACTCCCATTCCCACTACTAGTACTAAACCTGAACCTGATATTACAGGAAGCACCAACGAAGACTGGCCTGTATTTAAAGATGTCGCCGGGGAGGACGAATCCCGAGGAGTAAACCCAAACGATGTATTTGAAGACCTAGGAGACAGAGCAAAAATTTTAGATAAATCTGACGGCTCTGTTTGGGGGAAAGAAGGTACTTTTACTATTGATTATGATGGAAGAATTATAGTTTATGACTGGGATAACAACACTTTTGAAGATAAAGGAGCTACTCCGGCAGAAGAAAGCAAAGATGGTGAACCTACACCTACTGAGACTCCACCTACACCTACACCTACACCTACACCTACACCTACACCTACACCTACACCTACGTCTCCAATAGATTTGTCCGACATTCTTGACAAGGTAATAGACGATATATTTGCCAACGATGATCCTGTTACTGATCCTGTTACTGATCCTGTTGATCCTGTTACTGATCCTGTTGATCCTGTTACTGATCCTGTTGATCCTGTTACTGATCCTGTTACTGATCCTGTTACTGATCCTGTTACTGATCCTGTTGATCCTGTTACTGATCCTGTTGATCCTGTTACTGATCCTGTTACTGATCCTGTTACTGATCCTGTTACTGATCCTGTTGACCCTGTCACTGATCCTGTTGACCCTGTTACTGATCCTGTTGACCCTGTCACTGATCCTGTCACTGATCCTGTCACTGATCCTGTCACTGATCCTGTTATTGATCCTGTCACTGATCCTGTTATTGATCCTGTTATTGATCCTGTTATTGATCCTGTCACTGATCCTGTCACTGATCCTGTTATTGATCCTGTTATTGATCCTGTCACTGATCCTGTCACTGATCCTGTTATTGATCCTGTCACTGATCCTGTTATTGATCCTGTCACTGATCCTGTTATTGATCCTGTTATTGATCCTGTTATTGATCCTGTTATTGATCCTGTTATTGATCCTACTGAGACTCCACCTACTGAGACTCCACCTACTGAGACTCCACCTACTGAGACTCCACCTAGCGATACGGTAACTGAGCCTGTTGCTGATACTGGCACTGGGGACACTGGTACGGGTGATACAGGCGATGCCGATGCAGGTAGTGCGGGCGATGCGGGCGGCAGTACTGATGCAGGTACTGGTGATACTACGGGCGGTGCGGATGCAGGTACTGGAGCGGGCGATACAGGTACTGGAAATACTGGTACTGGTACTGATGGTACTGGAGAAGGTAGCGGTGACGGTGACGGTAGTGGTACTGGTACTGGAGATGGTACTGGAGATGGTACTGGAGATGGTAGCGGTAGTGGAGATGGCGATGGCGATGGTGATGGTGATGGTGATGGTGATGGTGACGGCAAGGGTAGTGGCATTGGATTTATGCCTTCTACTGCACAAAACACAGTTACCTCTAAGCCGAAAGACACTGAGTTAGCGAAGATAGACTACTTATATGACTTTAACTCTATATTTGCTAATCCAAAGCAAGACGCTTTTTATGCAAGTCCTTACGATAATGCTCCAGTACAATCTAGAGGAAGGCAACCTTTAAAGAAAGCTTCTGGAGGTATGTTACGCAACAAAAGTGAAACAGAGGTGGTAGGAGATATTATAGGTAAACCACCAAAATTAGTTACAGAAGCAGATATTGATTTTGTAACTAATTTAATGAGCCAGCAAATGGTTTTATCTGGCCCTAAAATGCCGTATGATAATACCAATGCAGTTGACCTTGGTAATAAAGGTATGATACCCCCTAATAATGGGTTACCTAGTAATCAAAATAATGTAAGAAAAGTAGCGCAAGGCGGTTTGCTAGACAGGAACGACTTACTACTTAAACTATTAGGAGAGAACTAATGAGTTGGTGGAAAGATTTAATTGATGGCGCAGTTGATTTCACTACTACAGGTACTACAGGCAGTACTGGGATTGATACTTTGCTACAAGGGGCAATTGGATACGGAGTAAATAAATCCGGCGCTAATAGTGCTAATGTACCTATGGTAGGTTACCAAGGCGGTATACCTGAGTACGAAGCCGTGCGAGAAAGAGTACCTACTGACCCTAATCGGCGTGCTGGTGGGCAGAACCAACGATACTTTACCGACATGCAGTATGCGACTAGCCCTGAAGACAAGAAAGCACCTACTATGGAAGAGGCGCAGGGGATTGCTGCTGCTCAACGCAATATGTTAGCCCAGCAAAATGATCCTAATGCTGCGCCTCCGCCTCCGCCTCCGCCTCCGCCTACTGCGGAAAATGCTCCTGTAGGAGGTATTCCCTCAATTCCGCCCCCTGCGGAAGATGCTGGTGGTGGTGGTAGTTATGTAGATTTAGGCCCATTTGGCGGGAGTGTATTTGTAAATAATGACGGGTCTACTAGTTCAGGGCCAAACCAGCCGTATAATGTTAAAGATTTAATTGATGGCGCAGTTGATCCTACAGGAGGTATTCCCTCAATTCCGCTTATAGGAGGTTATCTTTCAACTCCGCCCCCTGCGGAAGATGCTCCGCCTATGTATAGAAGTTTCGATATGCGAGACGCAAACCGCAATGGCATAGATGATCGTGACGAGTTTACTAGTTCAGGGCCAAACCAGCCGCCTACTACTCCTCCCCCTGTTGGAATGGCCCCCCCACCTCAAGCTATGGCTATGGGCGGTATCGCCTCTGTAAAAAACGGCTACTACTTAGGTGGTAAGACTGATGGCATGGCTGACGAAATACCCGCAACTATTGATGGCACTCAAGAAGCGCGTCTTAGTGATGGTGAGTTTGTTATTCCTGCGGATGTAGTCAGTCACCTAGGTAACGGTAACTCTGATGCAGGGGCTAACCAGTTGCACGGTATGATGGATAACGTACGTAAAGAACGTACTGGAAACTCAGAGCAAGGTAAACAAATAGACCCTAACAAGTTTATGCCTACTATGGCTCAAGGCGGCATTGCTAACGCATACAACTACGGTGGCCCAGTACGTAAGTTTAACGTGGGTGGTGGTACTTCTACTCCTATTACTAATGTAGGGACTGATCCTACTGTAGGAAAACAAACTGGGCAAGAATCCTCGCTATCTAGTTGGGCAGGGCCGTATGTGACTGATATGCTAGGTAGAGGTGCTGCATTAGGTGACCAAGGATTTCAAGGTTTTGGTGGCCCTCTTACTGCGGAGACTAGTGATTTACAAAATAAGTCGTTTGAAGGTATTGGTGCGTTAAAGACTCCTACTACTATGGGCGCTTTTACTCCTAAAACTTTTGACGCAGAGCAAGCCACAGCGGGTATGAACCCTTACTTAATGGCTTCTCTTAATCCTCAATTAGATGAAGCTCGTCGCCAGTCAGAAATAAGCCGTGTAGGTAATGCAGGGCGTATGACGCAAGCAGGTGCATTTGGTGGTTCTCGTCAGGCTCTTATGGACATGGAAAACCAACGTAACCTAGAGACTAACCTAGCAAATATAACAGGTAAAGGCTACGCATCTGCATATGATAGGGCGCAGCAACAGTTTAATACCCAACAAAATCGTGAAATGGCAGCTCAGAACACAGCCAATCAGTATGGGTTTGACGTGCTTGGAGGGTATGGCGCTGCTGGCGCTACCCAACGAGGTATAGAGCAGCAAGGGCTTAGTGCAGACAAGGCACAGTTTGAGGAAGAAAGAGACTTTCCTTACAAGCAGGTACAGTACATGCAATCGTTACTGCAAGGCTTGCCATTGGAAGCTCAGTCTTATTCTTACTCTCAGCCTAGTGACATGCAAAACCTTTTGGGCAGCACTGCGGGAATTAAAGATATTATGGAGTCTTTGTACGGCTCTTCTGGCCCTACTACCGCACAAACAGGTGCCTCTATGGGGCTTACCCCCGCTGAAATACTAGCAGGGACAGTAACTCCCGCCGAGACGCAAGCTGAACTAGACAGTATTCCAGACGACTACTAAAAGTACCCATAACAAATTTAAAGTTTTAGGAGACAGAGATGGCACAACAACAATCTGGCGGGATTATGGACGCTTTGACCAATACTCAGGGTAATAGCGCAGATGCTAGTTTAGGTGGTATGGCGCAGGCTATAGATACTAAGGTAGAAGCGTACAGAAATAACCCTCAAGTATTAGAAAAACGCCTAGCTCAAAACCCTCAACTGCTAGATTTGCTCGCCCTCCAAAAAGTTAAGTCCGCTAAAGAATCCGCTGCACAGGAACTGCTATTAGGGGAGCAACAAAACCCTGCCACTATACTGGCGCAGCGTGAACAAGAAGTTCTAGCTATGGATAAGAATGAGATGGCTAAACAGTCTTCTGGTATTTTAGGACAACGCCAACAACAGCAAACAAAGAACATGCAACGTACTGCTTCAGGTGGCAATCCTATGATGGCTGCTAGCGGTGGTCTTTTACCTCTGCCTCGCCCTAACATGCAAGGTATGGCTCAAGGTGGGATTATTGGATATGACGGTGGTGGCCCAGTAGGACATGACCACCCTCACTCTGCTGCCCCATCATCAGGGGCTGAGTTGCCTGCTGAAGCAGTAGCCGAAGAAGTGCCTTCAGGTTTTGAAAAAGTAGCAGGTAGTGTAGTAGATTGGGCTACGGAAAATCCTTTAGATGCCGTTGCTGCTGGTATGATGTTTGTCCCTATTGTAGGATGGACAGGTTCTCTGGCGTTAAAGGCTGCATCTTTGGGAATGAAAGCGTACAGCGCAGCTAAGAAAGTAAACTACGCCCAGAAATTAAAGAAAGGAGTTGAGGTCGCTAAGAAAACTCCTGAAGCATTGCAGAAACTGGTTACTAGACCTAAACCTAATAAAGTTAAAACTACTGAAGACGGACTTGAGTTTTCAGCATTACCCAAACCCGTAGGAAGAGAAATTTCTACAGGGAGGATTGGTGGTCTTGGTCTTGGTCTTGGCGCAGTAAGTACAGGTATAGGTGCGCTTAGTGGTGAAGATGCACCAGTACCAGCAGTAGCACCAGCAGTAGTAGTAGCAGAAGAAGAAGAAGGAGAAGAAGAACTTACAGTTACCCCCGATGACACTGCCTACTCAGAGGGTACACAAAAAAT